TCGCCCGCAGCATCACCTGCGGGTCTTGCCCCTGGCCGGTTGGGGTGCCGACGCCAGCATCCAGCCACACCTCAAGGCGCGCAATCTGCAGCCGCTGGTGCTCGCGAAACACGGCCGGCGTGCGACCGAGACGACGAAGCGGTCGCCCGTCCACGTCCAGCGGCAAGTCAATCGCGGCGGTATAAATCGTGGCGCTGTTGCGGTCGGCCCACAGGTGCTGGTTAAACGCAAAGCAGTGCCAGGTCGGGCGCCACGCTTGATACTGGCCTTGGTCCGCAATCCACGTGCCCCGTTCGTGCCAGAGGCCCGTATTGAAGTCGTAGACCCACGTCACTTGCGCCGACGGAAACGTCAGCACGTAGAACGCATGGCCCTGGTCTTCATACGTCTCGCCATACGCATCGGCCACCGTGTCGTATTGACTGATGGCGTATTCCACCGCGTGCGTCGAAATCGGCTGCGGCGTGAAGCCTTTGGCCTGCACCACCTGATAGCCGCCCGTGCGCGTCGTCGCCAGCCACACCACCGAGTCTTTGGTTTCTTTCGCGCTGAATGGCGCGGCGCACCCATACGGAATCAACCCGCTGGGGTCCGGCGCGAACGGAAAGGGCGCGGTGCCGGCGTTGTACCAGACTTCGCTGGATTGACTGCCCAGCAGCCACACCTGACCGTAGGTGGTCGCCACCATTGACACCCAGCGGTCGGCCGCAATCGTGCGGTCGGCAAACTGCGTCGGATCCCATGTGGTGCCGTCAAACGCATCCGAAATCACAAACCGCGAGTCCGTCGTATTGAGCGCGACAAAGTAGCCGTAGACCATCCCGCCAAACTGCGCGGTGCCGGTCAACTCGGTCGTCAACGTGTTGGTCAGCAGGTCGAAGCAATACCCATTGCCGCCCGACGTGATAAACAACTGGTTGCCGCCGTCGCCGTTCGTGCAAATGGTCGCGGGATTGGTGTCCACCGCCAGAGTGCCGCGGGTGGTCACTGCGCCGCTGCTGTCAATCTCAATCAGCGATTCGCCCACCACCGCAAAGCAGCGCCCGTTCATCGCAAACATGGCGCGGCCCCCGCCGTTGCTGGCCGTCGCAAACACCTCGACGCCCGGCGTCGGATAGAGTGCGCCGCGCGTGGTCGCCGCCTGGCTCTCCATGCGCTCGGGATACCAATTCATCAGGCGCTCGGCATCCGCCGACCAGCTCTGCGAGGTATACGCACCGTTGACGAACAAGGGCATCTGCACGGGTTAGGCGCCGGTATCGCTGAAAATGTTGTAGCGGCCGTGCCGCGGGCGCCACATCACGTCGACCGACAAATCGCGCAGCTCGATGTTGGCGCGCTTGAGGTCGGCCTTGGACAGTTGCGCGCTCTGCAGCAGCGTCGGCGCCGGCTGCACCGTAAATTCCGCCGCAAGTTCCACGGCCAGGTTGTCGCGCAGCGCTCGCCGGTAGCCTGGTGGCAGACTGATCGTGTCGTTGAGGCCGAATTCGGTGACGGCGGTGGGCACGTAAATGACGCCCTGCAGCGTGCTGCTGGTGGGAATCATCCAGAACGTGACCGTGGCCTGCGGATACGCTGGCGTCCAGTAATAGCTGGTCGGATACGTGCTCGTCAGCGCCTTCTGCGGCACCGCAGCCCATGCGTCCGTCGTCAAGGGCGACAGCGGCATCTCGAGCGTCGGGGACTGCGATGTGTCTTGAAAACGCAGGTCTTCGACCCACACCGGCCGCGCGATATTGCAATCGCCGCTTGGGCCAATGGTGTAGGTCGCGACGTTGGGCGTCAGCGCCCACGTGCTCCGCACGGTCTGATAGATGGTGAGGCGCTCAGTGCCCCACGCATCCACCAAATCGTTCAACCGGTCTAAGGCGTCCGTGACGTCATCCGCTTGCGGGGTTTCCCCCGCGCCGACGACGCCCAGTCGCCGCAACGCGGCCGTAATCAGGTCGCGCGCGGTCATCGCTGCCGCATCAGGGCGGCTCCTTTACGCGTTATTCAGTCACGTGTCGATGCGTCGACGCCTCACGGCTCGACAACTCGCGCTGCGCCTTCCGGCTCATACGTTGAGCCGCCGCCGCATTCTCGGCCGCAGCCAGCGCGATGTCCTGCTCGGCAGACTCCACCGAGCGCTTCGCATCCACAGGCGACTCCAACCAGCCGTCGGCCATCGAGCGCCGCAAGGCGGCGTCGGTGTCCACGGTCAGCATTTCCACATCGTGCTGACCATTCGACTTGAGCACGCCGCGATACAGCATCCGCGGGAACGGCGCGTAGACATACGGCTTGTTCCAGCGTTCCAGCTCGCGGTCGGCTTCGGTTTCTCCTGTGCGTACGATAGGCATATCCGATCACTTTCTCGCGACAAGCGAGGCGCGCCCCTATTGACGGCCTCGCCTGTCGAAGGTGCTTACGCCAGCGTGACGTTCGCGAGCGCCTTGACGCCCCACGTGCCGCCGCGCGCGATGATCGTCATCGACGCGCCCGCCTTCGCCGCAAAGGTCGCGACGTCGCTGGACGTGGTGTCGCCGTAGAAGCCCGCCGTGTAGGTCACGGTGTGGGCCTGCGCGGTCGCACTCAGAATGGTCACTTCCAGACCATCCTGGTCCGCCGCCGGGCCGGCCAGCGTCATCGCCGCCACCCCCGCCTTGTCCAGCACGATGATCGAATTCTGATTCGGAATCGCAATCGCGCCGCTGACGCTGTAGGTGACGATGTTCTTGAGCTGGGCATCCACATTGGGCGCCTGCGAGAACGGGTTGCCCGCCAGGTCGCTGAGCAGACCCGACGTGCAGAGCGCCAGAATGTTGTGCGCCACCGCCGCCGACCCCTGATCGCCACGTGACCGCACCGAAATATTGGTGCCGCTCACCGAGACGATCTGCATCATCTCGTTGTCGATCTTGAGGAAGTTGCCCGCCGCCATGCCGGTGGCCGACGTGACCGGGATCACCGGGTCATTCGCACCCACCGCCGCTGAAATCGTGGTCGTTACCAGAGCCATATGCGTGTCTCCTTCAATCCTGTCTTAACCCTGGACGCGGCACGCCAGCGACGGACGAATCGTGGCCCACCCATAGAGAATGTCCAACCGCGTCGGCTCCTGGTCGCTGCCGATCTGATACTGCTGCACCATGCGAATGCTGATGCCCAGTTCCTTGGACCGGACCACGGTCGTCTCGGCACCGCTCGAAGGCTTGTGCAGGTCGGCCATGACCAGCGCGAACGCGTCGGAATGGAACAACAGCGACTGCGGCGTCACGGTCGCGCTCAGGGCGCCACCCGACGCACCCACCACCGAGATGGCCGCGTTGTCGGCTGGCGAGGCGGTGACCGTCTGGAGCTGACCCGACGTGATGATCGACGGGCTGATGCTGATGGTCATCGCACCGGACGAATCGCTGCAGTCGGCCGTCACGACAAACTGCTGCAGTTCACCGGTGGACGAGTACGACACCGGGTTGACGGCAAACACGCCGGCAATGGTGAAGACATCGCCCTTCTTCAGCGAGGTCGCGCCCGACGCCCAGCCGTCGGTGACGAGGGACGACCCCGTCTGCGAGGCGCCGTTCACCAGCGGCGTGCTGGAGGTGAAGCTGCCCGTGGTGTGCTTGGCGACGTTGGCGTCCTCATACCACTCCTCGAATCCGAGGGCGCGCGACGCGAACTGACCGCTGCGATACTCTTCCGCAATCTGCGCGGACGGGTTGAACAGCGCCAGGTTAGCGTTGGCGAGGGTCACCATCGACACCGGGTCCAGCACGGCCATACGGCCATCGGCCGGCGCCGCCGCGTTGGTCAGCTTGGCGCCGCCCTGCAGGTAGGTCAGGTTGGACGACGGCGTGGTGCCCGGCGTGCCCACCGACTGGTAGACGTCCTTGTAGCAGGTGTTCAGGCCATCGAAGTCGATGACGTTCGCCAGCGCGGTCGCGGCCGGCTTGACGTAGCGCTCACGCACCGAGTCAATCTCCTGCGTCATCGAGGCCGTCGACCAGCTATAGGCGACGTTCTTCTGCGACGTGAGGGTGATGGGCACATACTGGTCGTTGATGCCCTGCACCTGCAGCGCCTGACCCGCGGTCACCTGGAAGCGCTGCGGCAGACGCGCGTTGACGGTGTAGCCCACCTTCGCGCCCGCCTGCACATACTGGTCGTCATACGACCGGTTCACGTTCGCCGCAAATTTGAGGTTGTTCACCAGGATGCGGGCGACTTCCTTCGTGTACCAGGTCGGCGTTACGAGTGAATTAGCCATGTGTTCTCGTCCTTGTCAGAAATGAATTACCAGCGACGGCGTCGGCTGCGGTCGGCGGCGTTCATCCGCCGCACATACTCCGAGCCAAACTCCAACGACGATGGGTCGTCGGTGCCCCCGCTTGGCGCACTCCCCACCGGCCGAATGGGTGGGCGCGCCTGACTGATGGACGGTCGGGTTGAGGCCGGTGTTGCGGCAACCTCCAACCGGGCTTCTAACGCTTTCATCTCGCCATAGGCGAGCACGGGATGCAGCGCCTGAATGCGCTGAACGTCTTCGGGATGGTTCGCAATGTGCAGCATGAGCGCCGGCGCCATCGGGCTTTCCTTGATGACGTCGACAATGGGCTGCGTCAGCACAATGTCTTCGCGATCCACCTCGTTCACAAACTCGGGATGCTCTTTCGCAAAGCTGTCCAGCCGCTGCGCGAACGACGCGTCACGCTGCTGCTGCCACTGCGCCCGCGCGACTTCGCGCTGGTATTCCGCCTGCTGCTGCTGCGTCTGCTGCAGCAACCGCTGCGCTTCCTGCTGCGCCAGATAGCGCACGCGCGCTTCGTCGTACTGGTCGTAGTCCTGGAACTGCTCAATCTTGGGGGCGCCGTCGGCCGCAGGGGGCGCAGCCTGCGCCCGCGTCAACTGCGCGCGCTCGGCCCGCAAGGTCGCCAACTCCGCCGCTATCTGGTCGCGCTCGCGCTGCGTCTCGCCCCGCTGCCGCACCAGGTCGTTGATCTGCGACTGGATGGTCTGCTTGCGCCCTTCCAGGCTGCGCTTGCGCGCGGCCAACTGCTTGCCAGCCTCGCTGGCGTCGCCGGCGTCCTGGCCGTCGGTGTCCGCGTCCGTCCCGAGTGCCGAGGCCGACTCAGGCCGCGACGACTCGGGCGGGTCGGACACGGCCGGCGCCGCAGCGGCGGTCGCCTGTGCATCCGCCTGCTGCAGGGACGCGCGCACCTCGTCGGCGGGTGCCGTGTTCGTGTCGACCGTAAACGAATCGTGTTCGACTGTCGCTAGTTCAGACATGCCATCCTAAAAAAAGAGGCGCGTGCGACGCCCGACAAAAGGGTTGCCCCTCGTCGTGCCTTCACACGCGCCTCCATGCGCGAGTGCTTGCGACTACAGCACGGTGTCAGTTCCCGTGCAAATGCTTTCCTACCTCACCGACGCTACACGCCCCACAGGCCGTCGCCGTCCGACTCCCGCACGCCTTCGTCGCCATCGGGTTCGCGATGCGCGACCGGCCGCGTTGCCGCCTGCACGCCGGCCATCATCACGTCGTGCGCTTGCGCGTCTTCACGGGTCTGGACGTTGGCCTCGACCTGCTGCTGCTGCAGCGCCTGCTTGCTTTGCGCGCGCAATAGCTCCAGCCGGAGCTGCGTTTCCGCCTGCAGCGCGGCAATCTGTTGCCGCATCTGCCATTCGCTCTCAGCCATCTGCGCTTTGGCCTGCAGCTCCATCTGCTTCGCTTGCAGCTCCGCCTGCGTCTTGACCTGGTCCTGCTTAATGACCTCGCTGGCCTGATTCAACTGCTGCGTCAACTGCTCGAGCATCTGGCCTTGCTGCTGGAGCTGGCCCTGCAACTGCGCCACCGATGGCCCGTTGCCGGCGTCCTTGCCCAACTGCAACTGCGGCGGCGCCAGCTTCTTGAGCCGCTCAGCAATCTCGTTATGACCAGGGAAGTCGCGGAACTTGAAGTAGATATCGCCGAGGATGGGCATCAGCGACGGGTTGGCCTGCAGAATCTGGCCCACCTGGTCACCGCCTTCCTGCAGCCGCGTCTGGTAGCTCTTGCCGACGTTCACGGTGACGCTGTAGCGGCCAATCGCGAGGTCGTAATGCTTCACGTTGCCCGCTTTCGTGGGCGTCGGCACCAACGCCATCGGCGCGGGTGCGGGCGCGCCGTTCGGCATCGGCCCTGTGGGCATCGGCGCCTGCCGCGGTTGTCCACGACCATCGACCACAAACGGCGCGTTCAGCATCACCTTCTTCGGCGCATCGTCTTCGCCCAAGATGCGCGCGATGCGACCGGGCCGGTCATAGACCTTCGGAATCAGGTCCAACAAAATGCGCGCTTCATACAGCATCGACACCTGTGCCAGGTTGTCGAGGTAGTTGCTGTTCGCCTGGTCCGCTTGCTGCTGCAGTGCCAGCACCGCGCGCCCGCTGCGCGCCGGCGACGTGTTGCCGAGCGACGGGTCATAGACCGACGTCGTCGCCTTGATGTAGCTATCGGCCTGCTGCACTAGCGCCAAGGCCGGCGACAGATTCGCGCCCGCGACATTGCGCTGCGGCAGCGGCGCCGGCTGTCCACCAATCGTCGTCGGTTTAACCTGCAGGTAGGGGAAGTTGCGCGTGTTCGCCTGCGCCCATGCGGCCTCGTGGCCCTCAAACTGGCCCTCGTAGCCAATGAACGGCGCTTTGGGCATCAGCGCCTCAGTCTCGACGGCGGTGGAGACACTGTAGTTAAACAACCGCTGCGCGTCTTTCGCCTGGTTGATGATCCCGATGAAGCGCCGGTCGCCGTCGACGTTCTGTTCCTGGCCGATGACCGGGATGATCGGGATGTATTGCCCGTCCCAGTCCTGCTGCTCCAGGATCTCAGTGCCTGTGAGCTTGTACCACTGCACCGAGCGCCGTTCGGCCTGGCGGCGCTGCTGAATCGCCTCTGGCGGAATGGACGCGGGCACCTCGTCGGCCCAGCACGCGACGAGCGCGCCGGCGGCGTCAACATACGCGACGCGTTCGGCCGGCGTTTTCGTCACGACGAAATACTCGAGCACGCGCACCAGCGGGCGCCCTTCGTCGTCCTCGCTCATCCAGTCCGGCAGCGTGTCGCCGGTGCCTGTCTCAAACCCGTCGTCACTCGCCGACAGCGTCGCGTTCGGGAATTCCTGCTTAAACCGGTCGGCCGGCATCCACCCGCCGATAAACGCCCACTGCGCGTCCGACCAGTCGGCCTGCTGCGCGTAGGGGTCCAGGTAGACGCTCGACTGATTCAGGATGCGCTCGACCACCAGCTCCTGGTCAAAGTCCTGGCCGGAGTCGTCGACGTAGCGTTTCAGGATGCGGTAGTAGCCGCGGCCACACTTCACGGCGCGCTCAAACGCCCACGTGCGCGCCATCGACGCGTTGCTCCGCACTTCGATGTGCCGGATCAGCCCCTGCAACACCTCCGCGACGTCGTCGGTGGCGTCTTCGCTATCAGGGTGGAC